ATTGAACAACTTGCACCCGCTCCATGCGAGCCGTCGAACTGCTCCGCAACAAATTCGGAGTCAGCCAGCTTTACAAGCACGAAGTCAAATCCGGCGACGAGACCCTGCTGGAGATCTACTGGCACCCTCTGACCATCGCCGAGCGCGAATCCATCCAGAAAAAGTCGGGCTCCGACGATGCTGGCGACTTCGCGCTGAGTTTGATGATCGAAAAAGCCCTCGACAAGGATGGCAAGCGCCTGTTCCAAGACGGCGACCGCGCCGCCCTCCGCCGCGAAGTCGAAGCCAGCATCCTCCAAGAAATCCAACTGGCAATGCTGACCTCCGGCTCCGAAACCAAGGTGGAGGAAGCGAAAGCCGCGCTCAAAAGCTGACGGCGACTGGTTTTTCATGTTTTTCCTAGCCAGCGAGCTAGGAATGACCGTTGGCCAGCTATCTAATGTACTAACCCAAGAAGAACTTATTTCTTGGGCCGCATTTTTCGAACTTAAACGCGAAGAACAAGAAAAAGCCTCAGATCGAGCCAGACAGCAAAGTAAAACTGCTGCACCCCGAAAGCGGTAAACTGAGTTGAGCCTAGCGTTTGCCCGACTGTGGCCAACTACAGAGTTGATATTGAACTAGCGGTACAAGGCTCACAGCAGCTGAAGAGTTTGACGCGAGATATACAAAATGTAAGCACTCTTGTTGACAATCTTAATAACTACTTAGAAACTTTTGGCGACGGTATTGCTCGCAGCTACGCAAACGTAAGTCGAGCTGTTAATGGAGCCCGCCAAGCTTTAGATTCGGCCGTAATTGGAACAGAAGAAGCTACAGCGGCTGCTTATCAACTGGTACGAGCCGAACAAGAACTAAACGAAGTAATCGCTCAGCGCGAAAAACTACTTCGCCGTGTCGCTATTGCCGGAAAACCCACTGCAGCACCAGCCGGAGGTTTTCCAGTCGAAGGTCCGCAAGTTTCGCCTGGTTTCCAGGCAATGCAGAAAAATATCGGCAAATTCGGCGAAAACCTTGCTCTAGGCGCAGGCTTCCCGTTGCTTTTTGGCGGTGGAGCTGGCAGTATCGCCGGTAGTGTGCTTGGCTCATTTTTCGGCACAGGTTTTGGCGGCCAAATCCTTGGCGGCGCCCTCGGTCAAGCGTTGGACCAAGCCATCCAAAAGGCTAGCCAGCTTGGATCAGCACTCCAGCAACTGGATCTAAAAGCGCTCGAAGAAAGTGGTTATCGAGTAAACGCGGCCCTAGCAACTCAGGTAGGAATACTTAAACAGATAGGAGACATAAGAGGCGCTCAGACAGCCATCGAAGAAGATATTCTTCGCAAAACCGGAGCTATCCCAGGCACTGTCAGCGGTATTACAGATGCAGTAAACGTTCTTGGCGCAGCTTGGGCAGACTTTACCGCGGCAGTATCCACACTGCTCGGCATAATTGGAGCACCATTTGCAGCAGCTTTAGGAGGCATTATAAATGCTGTTAATTTAATCCTAAGAGGTATAAATGTTGTACTTTCTTCTGTTGGTGCGGTACTTAAATCGGCAGGAGAATTAGTCGTCAAATTTGTTGCAGGCGATGATGCCGTTAGAAGAATGAATGACGGTCTTAAAGCTAACAACCAAGAATTAGAAAAGGCACGCATCGCATTTGCAGGTATTCTTGCCGCAAATAATGCTGAAATTTTATTAAATAGAGAAATACTTAATCTTGAAAAGCAGCGTACCCTGGGACGCACAGAGGCTGAAAAGTTGATCAATGCTGACATTGATAATCAGCAAAAAATAAAGCGCATTAACGCGCAGTTCGACAAAGAACGCTATCAAATAAATGAAAAATTAACAAGAACAAACAGACAGTTAATTGATCAAAACCTTGCGCAAAACGAAATTAAGCGCAGACAGGCTATAGAAGAAGTTAATGTACTAAATACTCGTACCAAAGCAGTTATTGTCGCTACCGAGCAAGAAAAAAGAGATCGAGAAAATACTCAAAATTTAGAAAAACAACGTAAAGAGCTGGAGCGTATTGCCAAACTGCGGTCTCAACAACTCAGCGATGCCCAAGACGACTTCCTGCTGTCCGAGGCAGATCTAGCTATTTCTGCTGCGGCAAACGACGAGGAAAGAGCCCAAGCCGAAGCGGATAAAGCCCGAGTTCAACGAATGATCACGTTCCGGCAATTATTTTCTAAATCTCTTAGCGACCAAGAACGTGCGGCTCGATTTGCTACTCAACTTAATGCATCACTAAAAGCCGACGTAGATACTCAAAAGGCTATCAATGAAGCTCAAAAAAGCCAGACCCGCGAACTCTACGCACAGCTAGGTGTAATAGACATCCTCTCCACAAAAACACAGAACGCCCTTGCTGGGGCCTTCAGTAGTTTCAGCAATGCCGACTACAAACTTGCTTTTGACGTTCCACTCCTTCTAACCAACGGCGATCTATCCAAAGAAATCGAAAAAGTTCGCCTGGAACTCGAAAAACTTATTTCGCCTGCAAACCAAGTAAGCGTAGCCGCCGAAAGCATCGGGCAGTCATTTTCATCGTCCTTTATGGACATGATTAACGGCAGCATGTCTGCCCAAGAAGCTCTTGCTAATTTCTTCCAAGCAACAGCAAATAACTTCTTAAACATGGCGGCTCAAATGATCGCCAAATACATCCAAATGCAAATCTTGGGACTTGCCACCAGCTTCTTGCCCGGTGGCGGACTCTTCAAGGGCGCAGGCCCCTATCAATTTGGTGCCGGCAATGTAGGCGTCCAGGGCTTTAATTTGCCCTCCCTACTAGGACGGGCATCAGGCGGCCCTGTTTCCGCGGGTTCGCCGTACCTGGTCGGCGAACGCGGCCCGGAACTGTTCATGCCACGCACCAGCGGCAGCATCTACCCCAACGATGCGATGGGCATGGGTGGCGCGAGCGTCATCGTCAACGTTGACGCCAGCGGAACCAGCGCCCAAGGTAACGGCGGTCAGGCCAACCAACTCGGCAAAGTGATTGGCGCCGCTGTGCAGGCAGAATTGATTAAACAACGTCGTCCTGGAGGGCTGCTCGCCTAATGGCTACCTTCCCCGCAATAACGCCATCGTATGGCGCCCAAAAAACCAGCCGCCCCAAACTCCAAGTCGTCAGCTTCGGCGACGGTTACGAACAGCGCGTCAGTTTCGGCATCAACCAAAACCCCAAAGAGTGGTCCCTAACCTGGGAAAACATTACAGAAACTAATGCAGACACCATCGAAACATTCTTAGACGCCCGCGCTGCCGACGGCGCCAGCTTCGACTGGACCCCACTGGCCGAAGCCACCTCATACAAATGGGTGTGTTCCGAGTGGAGCAAAACAATCCCTTATTTGAACCGCGCCACAATTACAGCCACCTTCCGGCAAGTATTTGAAGCATGACGACACCCACATCAATTCAAACCGAGATCCAAAAGCTGGATCCATCAGCCATCATCGAGCTGTTCCAACTGCGGCTCACGTTGGCGGTCAACGGTATTGACACCACCTTCTACTACCACGCTGGAACAAACTCCCTGACCACCGATGTGGTGTTTCAAGGCATCACTTACAGTGCCGTTCCGATCGAGGCTGACGGTTTTGAGCTGACTTCAAAGGGCACGTTGCCGCGTCCGACCATGCGCGTTGCCAATACTGGCGGTGCAATTTCTGCCTTGTTATTGAGCTACAACCCACTCCAAGCCAAAGTCACGCGCATCCGCACCTGCAAAAAATTCCTCGATGTCGTCAACTTCCCTGGTGGCGTCAACCCAACTGCCGACCCAACCGCCAAGTTTGAAGATCAGGTCTGGTACATCGACCGGGTATCAAGGGAAAATGTTCAGCTCGTTGAGTTTGAACTGGTTAGCAGACTAGACCTCACCAACCTGCAGCTTCCTGGCCGGCAAGTGCAGGACTACTGCCCGTGGGTCTATCGCGGTCCTGAATGCGGTTATACCGGCAGCAGCTATTTTGACGTGAACGACAATGCTGTAGGCGTCAGCACTTCAGACGTTTGCGGCAAGCGGTTCAATAGTTGCAAGATCCGCTTTCAGTCCCAAGGCATTTCCGACTATCCGCATGGTGGTTACCCTGGCTCCCGCATCCAAATCTGAGGCCGAGCGCCACGCCAGATCCGCCGCACCATACGAAGCCTGCGGTGTGGTGATCCAAGCCGCCACTGGTCAGATGTAC